CCGCCTAGAGCGTCGCGTCCACCGGTTCGAACAAACTTATCATTTAGGCTTCCAGTGCGAGCAGCATCACGCCCGGCTTTATTTGCAGCAACCCTAAACTTTAAGTAATTACCGGCCTGATTAGCCTCTCGGCCCATACCTGCAGTAGACCCCGGAAATGTTTTTCCAGCTCGCAGGCCAGCGCGCACTGCAGAGGGAAGACCCTTAGCAATACCACCATGATCTACGCCGAATGCTGAAATCACGATTTACCTTTCAAAGTAGGGAGCTTTTTACGATTTGCTGCTACTTCGGAACCAGCCAAAATAGCTCCAACTCCAGCCCCAGCAGCGGTGAACTTATTGCGGCGGGCAAAATTAAGTGCCTTTACTTGCGTACTCCCCTGAAGGCCTCCAAGGCGGACAAAGCGTGATCTGCTGGTGCCGTAGATGTTTTTAAGTTCGTCTTTGTTAGCTGCCTTAAGAGCGGATTTCATTTTCTGGTTCCGCATTAAACTGTTGAACTGCTCTTTTACTGGATCGTAGGTGGAGAGTCTGCGCAATTTGGCGGCAGAACTTTCTCCAGAAATAAATCGTCCTAGGGCACCTCCGGCAACAGCGCCAGCAGCTACTTTAGCTGAATCGGCGCTTTTCTTATCTGCCTTGGATACAAATTCTCCGTGGTTTACACCAAATGCACTAATCATGGAATCAGTCTTCGGCCTTTCGCAAGCCACTCATAAGCACCTGTCTCCAGGTGTCCGCGGCGCTCATGGCCATTCCATAACACTCCATTGGCCCTAATCCACCCGTGGCAATCTCGCGGTAACGGATGCGCTGGTGGGAATCGAACCCCTTGATAAGAACCATTGCCTCTAAAGGCTGGTATTGCGCAGGGTTGATTTCGGGAAAATACAACCCGTATAGCTCAGCCACGGTATCCATCCAGTTTTCCACAGGTGCATTCGCACATGTCGTCTGGGAGACAGCGGCACTGAAGGCAAGCCTCGCTAATCTCGCAATTTGAGTCGTGCTTCACTGTCCTCATCCCATACATTTTGGAAAACTTGTCCGTATAACGTTCTAATTGGTCCAATGCTACGAGTAAAGTCCCAATGAAATTACTCATCAGTGCCAGCGATCATTTTCAAGGTCTGTACGTATTGCTCAGTAGACCCAGTGACCACAATAGTTCTGTTTACTACGGTCTCTTCACGGTATTCCAGTCCTAGAAGTTTGGCCCGGTGTCCCATGACACGGATGCAGGTGTCGATGGCTTTGAGATCTCCAGTCATAGCCGCTCCCCAGGCAGCAGCCTGCAAGGCGTCAAGGCGGTCCATTTCCATGTCCAAAGACTCCTGGCGCAGGGCGTAATCACGCATAAGAGCAGCTCTTTGCAAGAAAGCCTTTACCTCCACGTTTGCTGTGGCTGCGTTGGCGTAACCAGCCTTAGTGGCTACTTCCGTCCACGTCAGACCTCCCAGCCTGAGCTGGTGAGCTGCATAAGCGCGCTCGTCCTGAGTGGGGTTGTCGGGTAGCGGGACTAATTCCCCGTCTTGTTCGCTCACGGCACAGGTCAGGTCCTCAGACATCGGCAGTCCCCCTCTTCGCACGAGAAGGTGGGATTCTCTTTCCCGAACTCCAGCCGGAACCACTCCTGCAGTTCTTTCGGGTTGCAGTAGATGCAACTCACGAACAGCAGCAGGTAGCAGTCATCCTCCTCGTGGTCCTCGTTGAGGTGCATCCCCAGGAGGGTAAGCTCATCGTGGGACTTCAACACCTCAGCTGCTCGCTCCAGCGCGTCAGCGGGAGTATCCGCCTGAATCTCCAGGACGGTAGGCACATCGATCAGCAACCTGCTTCTTGTAGTCATTATCATCCTTCCCAGTAGGGGTTGTCTTTCCACGATCGCTCGTTTAGCGCGTCAATAAAGTCTCCAGCGTCAATGCTGTTTGCTTGACCGTATCCCCGGCCTTGTAGGTAGATGGCCAGTTTTATCACAGCTCGGCGTTCCTCAGCGCGGGCTTGCTCAATTTCTTGGCAGATACACACCTTGACGTTGCCTTCAGAGTGTCGTTCACATAGAGGGTGATGTTGTCTCATCTTCTTCCTTTCTCCCATCTAGTGGCCCCAATCCTCTGGCGCTGCTTTGGCGTCAGGCCGCCCCAGATTCCATTTGTTTCCTGAGCAGTTAAGGCCTCGTCCAGGCATTCCGGCTGAACAGGGCACGTAGAGCAAATTTGTATGGCCAAGTCGGTGCACGCACCCTCTTCGTCCCACCACACAGGATTGCTTCCTGGCAATCTGCACGCAGCATCGTAGGCCCACTTCACTCCTCGTCATCCCCGTTTTTTTCAGTGGAACATTTCAAAGACATGAGTTCACCAGCGCCTCCTAAATCTGTCCCAGAGGGTGTTTTTACGTTTTGATTTAGCCGCCTTAACCAGTTCAACAAATTGAGCAACCTCATCGGATCTGACTTTTTTAATGAGAACGCAGTCACAGCGCTCGTTTCCCGTGAAACTGTCTACGGTATGTCGACACAAGGGGTCGTGAGTCACGTGCGCTTCTTTAGGTGTGGGGCGCCATTGGCTGCTAAAGATGATGACTCACGAGTCATACGTCGTTCTTCGTACATCCGCGCAGAGAGATATGCACCGACGGACTCAATAATGACGGTCGCGTTAACCGCAATATCCTCGGGGTGGCACTTGATTTCGTAAAAGTCTTTTTCGCTTTCTTCGCAATAGACCTTAAAAAAAGCCTTCTCTATGGCATCAAAGAACTCGGCTGGAGTTACGTAGTAATCGGGCGTGGTCACTTTTCCTGCTCCTCTGCCCCAAGAAACCCGTTGGCTGCCGCCATGGCGTCTTCTCGGATAACCATCATCCTTAAGGCGCCACCGTGCTCAAAGACTGCCCAAGGTTGGGCGTTTACCCTTTCCGCGGCTCTCTCACGCTCATCTTTTCTGGTCCTAGCAAGCAGCGTGCAGCAGCAGGTAAGACCTAGCAATGAGGGACAGTGGGTGTCGTGATCATCCATTTTTGGTCGCCCGCCAGTTGCCAGGGTTCTTGTAACTATAGACAACCATCTCGTTAGCGGAAGTTTTTTCGTGTTTACCGTGCTTGTTAGAAGGATGCTTTTCCTTTGTCTCCATGCGTAGTCGCTCGTCGTAGCGCGTCAGATGGATAATTGTGCACAGACATTCTTCTCCGCAACGTTCGCAATCTCGGTCTTCAGACTCGAAATGCTCCTGCGCGGTGATAACCATGACATTTCCTTCCCCTCTACTTAAGGGAACGCAGGGGTTATTACGCATTGGGCACAAGATGTCGTGGTAGGCGCTAGGAGCCTTTTCGGGCTCCAGCTCACACATACAAATGAAGCTCTCAGGGTACTTGCAGTGTGGTCCGTGACTCATGCGGTACTCCTCGTCTGTTAATTAAGGCTTCCTGCGTTTGGCGCGTTTTTCACTGATAATCTTGGTCCGCTCAACAATTTCAGGGATGCTGGCTAGTCCCGTGTCTATTTCTACCCACATCTTATTCCGAGTACGCCCGGAAGTACCTGCCCACACGCCATATCTTTCTCGGATTTCTAAAGCGTGAGTAAGACAATGAACAAAAACCGGACATGTGTCGCAATAACGTCGCGCGTTACTAATCTCGGTAACAGTTAAGGCTGGTCTTACCCCTGCCTCAGAAGTTCCAAAGAAAACCCTGTCGGGAATCCCGATACAGGCGGCGTGATTATGCCACTCTGGAATAAGACGGCCCAGGCCTAGACCCTTTTTCTCGTCTTCCCCATACAGCTCGTCTAACGCTGAATTCGAACGTGTGTTCGTCAGAGAGTAGTATTTAACGCCCGAAGAGGGCAATGCAGGTGGCGTCAATGTGGTTTTGGTCACCGGCACATAACACAAAATAGTCGGGGTGTAATAGGTTAAGCCATTGCGACACGCCGGTTTTATCCATATTTCCCCTCCCTACTACTTTTTTCTTCCAAGAGGCTACAGGGACAAACTCAGCTTGGGGGAGCCTTGATGCAATCACCCCGGCCGTCATAGAGAGTTGCAAGGCAGTCCTGATGTTACGAGAGCCTGCTAGAGGCGGCTCCTCGATGTACACAGGTTCTTCTGTGCTAATTGTTTTGTCTATCCATTCAGATATTTGACTCAGTTCTAAGGCTCTACTTAGTCCACGTTTTAGCACAAATGAATAAAGCTGGAGAGTAGATCCGTCAAGGTGCGCAGCATAAACACTACGTACTCCTAGGTCTACTCCCCAGCTCATTTGTTTAGTTTTAGGTCATATCTACAAGAAGGTACTTGAAAGTAGCAGCGGCGTTGTTGATCGCAGCAGCAGTGGTGTTTACAGCGTAGACAGTAACGGTATCTGCTGCCGTAACGGATGCCCCAACAAACCCAAGTCCATTTGTGAGGGAGGGAACATTGAGGATGACAATATCGGTCGTAGCAGCTCCGGAAAGCGTGAAAGTAGCGCTTCCGGTAGATACTGCCGCGATAGAGGGAAAGTCAACAGACGCGGTTCCAGAAGCAATCTTGTTGATAGTTGTTCCGCCGCCTACTGTGAGAGTGGAGGAAGAAAGATCTCGGGTAGCAGCAAGGGATCCGACTCTGGCGTTTCCCCTTGTAAGACTGTTTGGCATGGTGCTCCTAACAACGAAGGTATCTTCATATTACAAAAGGTTTCGACTCATATTTAATCACAAATTTTTCCGTGACTATTCCTCATAGCGCTGAGCGTGCAAGAGCTGCTCCTGGGTGAGGCGCCTTGATCCCAGCTCTGCGCACTTTCTAGACAGCTCAATAAAGCTCCTCAGCTCCCCGGTACGAAACTTGTAAAATGGGGATCCACGCATAACAATCCCCTCACGCTCGGCTACGTGGATAAGCATGTCAATCTCCTGAGCGCGAGAATAATAGGTGGTGGCTACCTCCCCCATGGCTAAATATGGAGAATTGACCGGAGAATCTGCTCTTCCCAACAAAATATCAACATAGCCATGAATCTCTTTCCACAGTTCTTCAACACTGGGCAGTCCATACTGCGTGGGAACTTCGGTAAGTCTCGTACCTAGCTGTACGTCTTTTGGAGCATTTTCAGTGCTTCCCCGGCGGATTTTTACCGACATAACCACTCCTGAATTGTAGTCAACCTTATCTTGGAGATGAACATCTTTTCTATCTGGAGGAACTATGGCTACAGTCACTTTGGCTTCAAACGCAATTACTTACACAGCAGGCGCTGCGCTTAACCTGGCTGGAGTCGCCGGTTCTTCGGTCACCTCTGCCGATACCGCTACCGTTGCTCCGGGCAAGAATGTCTTTATTCGCGTCAAGAATACCGGTGGATCTGCGGTGACCGTCACAGTAGCGGCTCCTGGTACTACCGCATGGAACTCTGCCATCCCGGATCTTGTGGTAACTGCCCCGCTGACCTCTGGCGATATTGCAGTTGGTCCGATTGACGATAGCTTTGCTGATCCGGCCGATGGGCTGGCAAAGATTACCGTCAGCGGAACGGTGAACGTGAGTGCTTTCACAATTTACTAAACCACGTATCTGATCAGATACACGGCAAAGGCCTGGCTTCTTTACTGGAGCTGGGCCTTTGTCATTCGTCGTCGTCTTCGACTTCGACAAGTTCCTCAAGTGGAATATGCGGAGACCACTCGTATTTTGCAATGACTGAGGCGGCGTGGGCAAAAACCTCCATTGCGCGCCGAGTAGCGTCGTCAAGGGAATCTGGGTAAGACCGGTTAATAAAGACTGTTGTCTCCAGGTCACCGTAACGAATTTCAATGCGCTCCATGTCGCCACCTCTCTCACTTCTAGACTCCCCCGTCAGTCGACTCAGGCCATGAGGCGGAAGGGCAAATGTCGCGAAACTCGCATCCCCTCCAGACATAACCCTCTTTAGTTTCACAAGAGCTAAGCATGGGCGGGAGGGTATTGCTGGTGTAATTACTAATTAGAGATTCAATCTCGTTCATAGCTTTTTGAGCAATAACCTGGTCATAAGTGACTCTAAACTCCCGCCACTCCGACGTGTCTTTGTTTTCGTAGACAATAGAGAACCGGTCTGACACCTCTTTGCGCATGATCATGTAGGCGTGGACCTGAAGCAGATGATCTTCTTTGGGACCAAAATCCATGACACGGCGGTACCCATTGGAGTTTATGGATTTCAACTCAAACCCGCTATTGTCATACAAAACACCATCCATTGTCCCTCCTAGCATTATTTCAGGAGACTCAACGGGAACCTCGGGCGAAACCAGCCAGCCTTCGGTGATTCCAGCCATTTGCCAGCGCAGGTGAATGAACTCCCCCATTGAAAATATTCCAGCTAGCTGTGAATCAATGTCTAGGCGTTTAGGCATACCTAAATACGTGAACATACGAGAGCGCGGGCATCTGGCCATTCCCGACGCGCGGAACAGTCTGGCTCTTTTGCGAGACCCCCCAACATTGCGTTGAAGGGCCTGTTGGGCAAATTCCAGCGCCTTGTCTGAGTAAATTGGGTTTGGATTAGAAGACATCCAGCGTTCGTGGCGCACCGTAATGGGCAAATCTTCCTGGGCTGCGCGCAATAGCTGTTTAAGTTTGGTCACGCCCATACTTTCTTTTTAGATAATCGTCGGGTCCGGTATATATCGGTTTGTTGTTTGTGCTGTCCCAAATTGCGCTGCCCTCCAAAAGCAATCCGCCCTCATAAGCTTCAGCGCCATCACTAAGACGATGACAGCCTGGGCAAAGGGCAACTAAGTGGTAAATCTCTCCAGCTTTGTCTAATGCTCCGCCGCCTCGGGCTCTAGTAAGCATGTGGTGTATTTCTACGGGAGTTTGCCAACACCTTGACCACGTATTGTTGACGGAAACTAAAGCCTCACACATTCCGCCGGACCGCTCCTGAATTAAGCGCCTTTGCTTTTCGCTCATTTCAGGTTCCCGAATCCGCCGAAATCTTCTATTTTGGCGACTGTTCCAACGGAGCGGTCGCCGCTTTCTCGTAACGACTTGATTCCGGTAACTTTTCTATGATTTACAATAGAAGCAAGATGGTGTATAGACGTGTAACCAGTTTCAGGCCGCGCAGTAACTATTTCTTCCGCGGCCTTCTCGCCGACCCCAGGGATACTCAGCATTCCTTTGCGAATTCCTCGGCGCTTGGGATCTATCCCGTAAGTAATCCCAGAGTCGTTCACGTCTGCCTTGAGAACTCTCAAGCCCTTGGATCGTGCTGCTCTGACATAGTCAAATTCTTTGTCCGTGCCCGCAGCAACGGCGAGCAAAGCGGAGTAGAAATCCAGAGCGTGGTGGACAGACAAATAGGCGCATCGGTAGGCAGTAAGCCCATAAGCAACCGAATGAGATTGATTGAATCCGTAGGCGGCAAATCCCTCAATAGCTCCCCACAGCCAATCCCAGTCCTCGTCAGTCATATTGGCAGCGTCGGCCATGCCACGAACTTGATCTCGGTAGCCACGGATGACGCCACCAGCGTCCCCGACATCTGCGTTGGAGGCCTTAACAGCTTTCAAAAAAGCCGTCAAATCATCCGGGTCCATTCCCAATTCGCGGAGTATTGCAATCACTTGCTCTTGGAATACCATGATCCCGTAAGTGGTCTTTGTTTTAGCCGCGATGATTGGGTGCCTTTCCGCTACCGTTTCCAACCCGTGCTTGCGCCTAATGTAAGAGGAAGTAGCTCCCGATTGAATTGTCGCCGGGCGGAACAAGGCCATCGAGGCAACCACATCGTTGATAGTGGTCGGTTTGAGTTCCCGGCATCCACGGCGCGCAGTGTAGCCCTCCAATTGGAAAACACCATCAGTGTCTCCCTTGGCAATAGCGGCGTAGGTCTTGGCGTCGTTAAGCGGAATCCAGTCAAGTCCCTCGAAAGGGTCCCTCCCGAGGTTAATCATCGTCTGGTTGAGTACTGAAAGGGTTTTTAGCCCAAGAACGTCGAGTTTGACCAACCCAAGAGATTCGATGTCTCCCATTTCGTACTGACTTACCGTGGTTTTAGATGAAGCCACTTTCATCATTGGGACAATTTTGTCAAACTCGCTTTGTGTCGTAGTGACAATCAGACCAGCCGCATGTGTTCCGTAAGCGTTAAACGGACCATGAGAAGCAATTTTGACAAGTTGACGTTTGTCTTCAATGGGAATTGAGTCCCACGGCGGAGTTGGATATCCTTGCTTTTTTAGGCGTTGGTAATAACGCACTCGCAAACTTCCCTTGCCATCTTCTTCATCTTCTGGAGTGATTGTGTGTTGGAGCCACGTTCCAATCTGATTAACGGAAAACCTGCTCTCCAGCCACGTCATCAATTCGGGCCTGCGGGAGTGCTCAACGTCAAGGTCGATATCCGGTGGTTTAGTTCGGTCTCGGCTGATAAATCGCTCAAACAGAAGACCCCACTTTAAAGGATCTACTTGAGTGATGCCTAGCAGCCAACAAACGATTGAACCAGAAGCCGATCCTCGCGCTTGATAAAAAATGCGATTGTTTTTGCAGTAGTCAGTAACTTCAGATACCAGCAATAGGTATCCGCTCATTCCGGTATCTGAGATGATTGACATTTCAGTCTCTAAGCGATCAATGTAGCGTTTAGAGTCAACACCGCGATCCAAAAGCTCCTGCGTAGTTCGCGAACGCAAGTATTTCTCAGGGTCTGCCACGGTAAAGGGAATCCGGTAGGAGTATTGATCTAGCTCCGGAATGGTCAGGTCGTGTGCCTCCAGGAGGTCGGCAAGTCCTTCGCATCCCCGAGCAAACCGGGCGTCGTGGTGTCGCTCCCGTAGCCATTGGTCATCTGCCAAGTGGAATCCATCTCCGGGAAATCTAGCGTCGTCTGGATCGTCTCCGAAAGCGACCAGTCCTTTGAGTGCGTCATGTGTCTCCTTGTCGTGTTGATCGCAATAATGCGAATCTTGAGTAAGTACGCAGGGCAGACCTAATTCGTCAGCCAGCCCCATCAAAGCGTTTGCTAGGGAATCATCATCTTGTCCGTTGCCGTGATCAATGTTGTGATTTTGCAGCTCAACGTAAAACCGGTCGAACCACTTGGCGTACCCCGTGAGGTAAGACCGGGCGGCGTCCATGTCTCCTTGAGAAATTGCTTGAGATGTAAACCCGAAATAGCACCCGCTGGTTGCCGCCAGGCCTTTGAGATAGCCGTCCTCGGCTAAACCGGCAAGATCAGCCTGGTCCACTATCGGTTTGTGAAAGAAGTTATGGTGACTTAGCGTGCTCAGCCGTACGAGGTTCTGGTAGCCCTCGGTGGTAAAAGCCACCACGCACATATGGTGACGCTTGGCCTTCTTGTCCCCGCGGTCTCCCACGACATAAAGCTCAGTGCCAGGAAACGGTTTAATGCCAGCTTTCATGGCGTGTTTGTACAGCTGCACAGATCCAGCCATGTTTACGTGGTCGGTCAGTCCCAGAGCCTTCTGACCCATACGGCCGACCGTAGCCACCATATCCTTGACGTCCGGAAGGGCGTCGTTCGCAGAAAACTTCGAGTGACTGTGGAGGTTCCATATTTTTGGAGTTCTCTTAATTTTTATATTCACGTCCCTGCGCCCGGCTTGGACGGGCAGGCCACCTAAGGCGACAGGGGTCCTATTCAGTTGTTGTTCAGTTATTAGCCCTCCACACCCGCACTGGGCGAGCGTGACAGGCGGTGCGCGCCGAAGGTATATAGGTCTCCGTTGGAAAGCAAATTCCCTGTTTACGTGCTGCCTGCATTATTGCACCTAACGCGCGCGGCTCGTGGGTAGACTCTCCAATTAAAGCCAAAGCCTCCCACACATCGTCAGTGGTGAACTCTCCGCAGTTGCGAGACAGCCGAGCAACTACTGCCAACGCCTTGGCTTTCCATGTCGGGTTGGCGTGCTCTCCGACTCTGTCGATGGCTTCGTCGCGCGCCTGAGTTGCTGCGTTCACTCCTCAGCTA